GTTACGAAGTGGATCGACTCCGGGAGGCTGATCGGAATCCGTCTCCCCGGATCGAAGGACCGAAGGGTCCATCCAGTCGCGCTTGCGGACTTCGAGCGGCGATACGGGATCGACCGAGCGCGAGGAACTCAGAATGCTCCGAACTGTCCCATCTGAACCGGACCGATTCGACCCGCGTCGGACCGTCTTCCAGGCTTCCGAAATGGCGGTCGTGACTCCGTTCACGACGGCGACGAGCGGCACGACCGGAGCGCAAGTCGTCTTTACCTCTCTCCTCGGAACGCTCGGCGCACAAGAGAACCGATACGGGATCGCGTCGATCGAGACCGGAACCGCGACGACCGGACGCGCTCAGATACAGACTCCGCTCGTCGATCAGATCGTCGCCGGCTTCGGTCGTCTCTCCTTCTGCGCGATCATCCGGACTCCGTCGAGCCTCTCCGACGCGACGAACCGATACGGAATCAAGATCGGCCTCGGCAGTATCACGACGGTGATCACCGATTCGATCGGAGTCCACTTCCGATACCGAGACAACATCAACTCCGGCAAGTGGCAAGCCTACACGGTCGACACGGTCGGAACGGCCACGCAGACGGATACTGGGATCACCGTCGCCGCGTCGACTTGGTATCGGCTCGAGGCATTCGTGAACGCTGACGCGACCTCGACGGACTACTACATAAACGGGAGCAAGGTCGCGACCGTCGCCGCGACGATCCAGAGCGGGACGACCCTTCAGATGGGACTTCTTTCGATGATCCTCAAGGCAACCGGGACGACCTCGCGCTCGTTTTTCTGCGACTACCTCGAGTTCCGACAGGAGGTCACGCGATGAACTACGCTCGGCTCGATTCTCAGAACGTCGTCGTCGAACTCGTCTCCGCCGGCTCCCGTCCGGACGGATGCGTTCTCGACGATGGGACCGCGAGAGTCGGAGCGGTCTACGAACTCGGAACCTTCCGCGCGGCTCGATGGACCTCCTACGAGTTCCTCGGTCGGTTCACGCCGGCGGAACTCGACGCGATCCTCGTCGCGTCGGATTCCGACGCGACGACGCGACGCTTCCTCGCGCTCGCTCAGGCTGCGAACGAGGTCGTCTCCGACGACCCGGTCACGATCTCCGGGATGGAGTACCTCGGCTCGCTCGGCTTGCTAACATCCGCGCGTATCGACGAGATCCTCCAGAGATAGGAGATAGAAGATGGAGACGAAGGAACTCGACGTGAAGTCGATGTCGCAAGCCGGACAGGATGCTTTCGTCGCTTGCGTTCTCGATGGGAAGCACGGAGGAACCTTCGTCGATCTCGGAGCCGGCGATCCGTACAAGTACTCGAACACGTTCATACTCGAGAGCGTGTTCGGGTGGAGGGGAATCCTGGCGGACATCGAGACGAAGGACGACCTCGTAGACCGACGCGCGAGAGGAAACGTCGTCTATGGGGACGCTCTGGATCCCGCTCTCTTCCTCGACATCGTCGAAATGGCGGATCGAAACGGAGGCTCGATCGACTATCTCTCTCTCGACCTCGAGCCGCCGGATATCACTCTCGTCTGTCTCGCGAATCTCCCGCTCGATCGAGTTCGATTCCGAGTTCTCACGGTCGAGCATGACCGCTATCGGGGAAACTCGGTCCTCAAGTATGCGATGAGAGGGATCCTCGAAGGCTTCGGATACGAGCCGGTCGCTGAGGATGTCCGGATGATCGCGAAACTCGACGACGGACGACACGTCCTCGTTCCGGTAGAGGACTGGTGGATAGATCCGGATCTGGTCGAGGCTGAAGTCGCTCGCGAGATCGCGGACGCGATCCGTAGCGAATCGGAGTCTCGAGCGACGAAGATCATCGAGAAACTAAACGCGGAGATCTCGCAGCATGGCTAGACCGAGACTCGAACTCGACCTTCGACAGATCGAAGCCGCAGCCGCGATCGGATGCACTCAGGAGGAGATCGGCTTTCTCGTAGGATGCTCCGATCGAACGCTCCAGAAACGAGCGGACTGCCGCGAAGCGATCGCGAAGGGATCCGCGAAGATGAAGACCAGTCTCCGCCGGCTTCAATGGAAGAAGGCGAGCGAGGGAAACGTAGCCATGCTGATCTGGCTCGGAAAGCAGATCCTCGGACAGAAGGAGCGGAGCGAGGAGACGATCCGCGAAGAGGTCGTCGAGATCGAGCGCATCGCTCCGAAGTCTGAATGAAAGTCCGAGTCCCCTCGATCGAGTCGGTCCTCCATGCTTCACAACTGGAGGTCTATTCGAGGCTCGCGCGGTTCTCCGTCCTCGAGATCGGTCGACGATGGGGGAAGACGACGTTCGGAGAGCAGATCCTGATCGACGACATCCTGAGAGGTCGTCTCGTCGCCTGGTTCGCTCCGACGTATAAGTACCTCGCGCAGCCGATGCGCGACTTCGAGAAGGCTCTGAAGCCTCTGGTCTCTCGAGTCGATCGCGTCGAGCGTCGCTTCGAGTTCAAGACGGGATCCGCGCTCGACTTCTGGACGACGGAGGACGAAGACGCGGGACGCGGTCGCGAATACGATCGAGTCGTCATCGACGAGGCCGGCTTCGCTCGGAATCTCTTCGCGATCTGGTCGGCTGCGATCTATCCGACGCTCTCGAGCCGGCGTGGATCCGCGATCTTCCTCGGTACTCCGAAGGGAACCGGAGACTTTCACAAACTCTACCTCCAGGGAGAGAAGGACGACTCCGGTCTCTGGCGGTCGTTCCGGCTCGGCTCCGCGTCGAATCCGTACATGGACCCGGAGGAGATCGAAGCCGCGCGGAGGATGCTTCCTCCTGAAGTCTTCGCGCAGGAGATGGAGGGGATACCGGCGGAGGACGGCGGGAACCCGTTCGGACTCGATGCGATCCGAGACTGTCTTTCTCCTCTATCCTCAGAGGCTCCAGAGTGTTTCGGAGTCGATCTCGCGAAGTCGCAGGACTGGACGGTCCTCGTCGGTCTCGATCGCGATGGTCGCGTCTGCCGGCTCGAGAGATGGCAGTCCCCCTGGTCGGTCACTCGCGAGCGTCTCGCGAGGACGATCGGAAACATACCCGCGCAGATCGACTCGACCGGAGTCGGGGATCCGATCGTCGAGGATCTCCGGAAGGTCTGTCGGAAGGTCGAGGGATTCAAGTTCACCGCGTCATCGAAGCAGCAACTGATGGAAGGTCTACAACTTGCGATCCAGACGAGGGAGATCCGTTTCCCGGAAGGCTTCCTCCGTAGTGAACTCGAGTCTTTCGGCTTCCGATACTCAGGGAGACACGTTGCATACGAAGCGACGGTCGGACACGACGACGCGGTCTGCGCTCTCGCGCTCGCGGTCGTCGCGCGTCGATCCCGTCGACCCCTTGTCCTGAAGGTACTATGAACTTCCTCGAAAGACTCCGAGCGGCTCTCATCTCGAAAGCAGTCACGTCCTCGGAGAAGTGGCAGAGGTCGACGGCTTTCGTCGTCTCCGGAGGAGGTGGAAACGAAGGGAAGCGACAGACGTTCTCTCCGTACTCGGCGGTCGCGAACTACCGATCCTGGATCTACGCAGCCGCGAACCTGAACGCGATCGCGGTCGCGTCGACTCCGCTCCGTCTCTACGTTCGGAACCGATCGACCGGTGTCAAACTCTGGAACACGCGGAAGACATCGCGTCGCGTGAAGGCTTTCATCGCCGGCGATCTCGAGCAGCGTCCCTCGAACTACGTCGTCCGCAAGGCTGCGGAGTACGGGAGCGACTTCGAGGAAGTGACGGACACGCATCCTCTCCTCGATCTCCTCTCGAAGGTCAACCCGTACCAGAACGGCTACGACGCGACCGTCCTCCGGATCCTCTATACCGAACTCACGGGAAACGCCTACCTTCATCCGGTACTCGATCCGGCGACGAAGCAGCCGGTCGAACTCTGGACGATGCCGTCTCAGTTCGTCGAGATCGTTCCGGGGAAAGAGACTTTCGTCGAAGCCTACCTCTACGGAGCGAGCCGAGAGCAGAGGAAGATCTTCGCTCCCGATGAGGTGATTCACTTCAAGCGACCGAACCCGGCGGACCTTTACTACGGGATCGGCAAGGTCGAAGCCGCCTGGGGAGCGGTCCAGATGAACGCGGCTGTCCATGAGATGGACCTCTCGTTCTTCGAGAACAAGGCTCGACCGGACTACCTGATGAGCATCAAGGGAGACGCTTCTCCCGATGAGATCGAGCGTCTCGAAGCGCAGATCGACGAGAAACTTCGAGGAGCGCGGAGGACTGGTCGCTTCCTCACGTCGACCGCAGACATCGACATAAAGCCTCTCTCGTTTCCTCCGAAGGAACTCGGCGGACGGACGGACATCGTCGAAGAGATTGCGGCGATCTTCGGAGTCCCCGTCTCGATGCTTCGAGCGAACGATCCGAACCTCGCGTCCGCTCAGACCGGCTATTCAATGTGGCGCGAGTCGACGGTCCTTCCGATGCTCCGGATGGACGAGGAGACGCTGAACCAGTCTCTTCTCCCTCTCTTCGGCATCGAGGGAGACGCTTTCCTCTCCTACGACAATCCGGTCGTAGAGGACCGCCGGCTCGAACTCGAGGAGCGGAGGACCGCCGTCTCCGGCGGGTGGATGACGATCAACGAAGCGAGGCTCGAGGAAGGTCGCGAGCCGATCGACGACCCGTTCGCGGATCGCGCTCTCGTCAACGGACAGCCGCTCGGCGGTCCGGCTGCGGCTCCGCCGGCTCTGCCGGCTCCTACGGACATCCAGACGGAGAAGGCTCCGGACGGTCTCCTCGGTCCTCTGGATATCGCTCCGGATGTCGAGGATCCTCAGACGCAGCCGCTCGAACGGAAGGACGCTCTCTCGGAATGCGTCGCCGGCAAGATTCCGACGCTCCTCGACGAGGGGTATCCGGAGGACCAGGCGGTCGCGATCGCGTATTCAATGTGCCGAGAAGGGAAGTCGATCGAGGTCTCTCAGAAGGCTCTCGGAGATATCGACACGGTCCCGCCGAAGACGGTCGCGGAGAACGCTCGACGCGCTCTCGAGGTCCGCGCATCGAAGCCGGAGTCTCAGCGCGGGATGACGGCGGTCGGCATCGCTCGAGCGCGAGACCTCGCGAACCGGAAGCCGCTCTCGGAGGACACCATCCGACGCATGGTCGCGTACTTCGAGCGACACGCGAGCGACAAGCAAGGCTCCACCTGGGACGATCAGGGTCGCGGATGGCAAGCCTGGTACGGATGGGGAGGCGACGACGGATTCGCCTGGGCTTCTCGCAAGGTCGACGAGTTCGATCGCGAGCGCGAGCGTCTCGCAGAGAGAAAGGCGAAGTCCTCGAGCGGTCTACTCGAGAAGAACGGCGGCGGCGATCCTCCTGCCAAGCCATCGGAGCGCATCAGCGGAAGCGATCGGAACCCGGAAGGCTCCGCGAGCGGTTCTCGAGGAGGGATCGAGATCAGCGAAGCGACGGAGGAGGCTCTCCGAGCGAAGGTCGAGGAACACAACGAGAAGCACGGCGACGAGAAAGGGAAGCGTGTCGATCTCGGGATGCTGAAGGCTGTCTACCGTCGCGGCGCGGGAGCGTTCTCGACGAGTCACCGAACCGGAGTCGGTCGCGAGCAATGGTCGATGGCTCGAGTAAACGCTTTCCTCGCGCTCGTCCGTCTCGGAAAGCCGAAGGACGCGGACTATACGACTGACTTCGATCTCCTTCCGAGCGATCATCCGAAGTCGACGAAGTCCGCCGGCTGCGACTGCGGATCCTGCGGCTCGAAGTCGATCTCCGCGCTCTCTCTCTGGTCGAAGCATCTCGACGAGATGCCGGAACCGTATGTCCCCGCAGCGATCCTACGGAAAGCGTCGAAGGACGACGCGGAGCGAGAACTCGATCGGATCCGCAAGGACGAAGACAAGATCGCCGCGAGCGTCGACCGCGTCTTCCGCCGGCAAGTCGACGCGGTCCTGAAGGAACTCCGCGAGTCCGAAGTCCCGACGAGCGAACTAACCGCGAAGGTCGAGAACATTCTCCGCTCGTCGAAGTGGGACCGTGAACTCGTCGCAGCGATGCGACCGTATCTCTCGACCGCGATCTCGCAGGGAATCTCGGTCGGAGTCGACGCGGTGAAGGAACTCGCGAAAGCGTCGCCGGACTTCTGGCCGAGCCGACGAGAACTCGAAGCCTACACGGAAGCCGAGAGCGTTCGTCTCTCTCGCGGAGCCGCGCGAGGAGTCAACCGCTACACGATCGAGCGGTTCTCCGACATCATCGGGACCGGAGTCCAGGACGGGAAGACGATCCCTGAGATCGCGTCCGATGTCCAGGAGTGGGCCGGCGAAAAGGGAGACGCGGCTCGAGCGACCCGTTCCCGCGCTCTGATGATCGCTCGAACCGAGACGCAGAGAGCAAGCCGAAAGGCTGAGGTCGAGGCATGGAAGGCGACGGGGATCGTCGAGGGAAAGACCTGGCTCCTCGCTCCGGACCCGTGCGAGTTCTGCGAGGCTGCGAGCGACGCTTTCTCTCAGAACGCGGTCGCGCTCGAGGACTCGTTCTTCCAGAAGGGGACCGAACTCCTCGGAGCCGATGGGGAGAAGACCCTCGTCCTCGACTACGAGTCGATCGACGGTCCTCCACTACATCCGAACTGCCGATGCTCGCTTCAGCCGAGACTCGTTTCGGACTACCAGGAAGTGATCGACTCAGGTCTCGAAGAGGTCGCGAAACTCGGTCCGTTCGTCGAGCCTGAAGAGGAGACGGAGGAAGCATGAACGACATGATCCGAAAGGCTCTCGAAGCCGACATTTCATCGACCGCGAAAGGCTTCTCCGCCGTCATCACGGCGGAGACGCTCGATCGCGACGGGGAAGTCCTGATTCCCGCCGGCATGAACTCGAAGGAGTTCGACCGAAACCCGGTCCTCTTCTGGAATCACGACTACGGGAAGCCGGTCGGACGTTGCGTCGGCTTGAAGCGACGCGAGAAGGACATCGTCGGAGAGTTCGTGTTCGCAAAGAAGCCGGACGGATACTCGGGAGAGTTCTTTCCGGAAGTCGCAGCCGCTCTCGTCGGACAGGGGATCGTGAACGCGGTCTCGGTCGGATACGTCCCCGAAGAGGGAGGAGTCCGCAAGGCGACGGACATCGACCGCAAGCGATACGGGAACCCTGCGTCGACGATCTTCTCCCGATGGAAACTCCTCGAGATCTCTCTCGCTCCGCTCCAGGCGAACCCGGACGCGCTCATCACCGCAGTCCGAAAGGGTCTGGTCTCTCCGGTCGCCGCGAAGCAGTTCTTCGGTGTCGAGACTCCGAAGCGAACCGTCGTCTCCATCTCTCTTCCGTCCTCATCCGTGAAGGCGAAGAAGCCGATCGAGATCGACGAGATCGTCCGTCGCGAGATCGCGAAGAGGAGAGGTCTCATCTATCTCTAAGTCCTCGGACCTCCTCGCGGCTTGTCGCCTGAAAGAGATCCTCGCGGACGATTGGATGGAACGAAGTCGGAGAGTCAAAATGAAGACGATGAACATCGAGACCTTCAAGTCCGCGCTCCAGAAGGCTGCGGATCTGAAGGGAGAAGCCGGGATGATCGCTCAGAAGTCGCTCATCCTCGACGGCTACATGATCACCGACGAGAACGGTCTCGCGGTCGATCCCTCCACCCTGGACGTTGTGGTCCGCGCGGCGAAGCCGGCGGAAGAAATGGAAACCGACATGGCAGACGACAAGATCGAGGAGAAGGTCGCGAGCGCGGTCAAGAAGTCGCTCGCTTCTCAGATCGCGGACGCTCGTTTCGCGGTCTCTGCGGAGCCGAAGGCTTGGTCGAACGCGAAGGAGTGGGGTCGTCTGAAGCACCTGAAGACGAAGGAGACCGCGTTCAACTTCGGAACCTGGTGTCTCGCGGCGATGGGTCACAAGAAGAGCGCGGACTACTGCGCTCGGAACGGTCTCGTCCTCACGAAGGGTCATCAGGAAGGCGTGAACACTCAAGGCGGCTTCCTCGTTCCGGATCTCATGGAGAACGAACTGATCTCCCTCCGCGAACAGTACGGAGTCTTCCGGCGGAACGCTCGCGTGTTCCCGATGCAAGGCGACACGCTCCGCATTCCGAAGCGTCTCACGGGTCTCACCGCGTACTTCGTCGGAGAGACCGCAGCCGGCACGGAGTCGACTCAGACCTTCGACTCGGTGCAACTCGTCGCGAAGAAACTCATGGCACTCACGACCGTCTCGAACGAACTCCTCGAGGACGCGGTCGTCGCGATCGGTGACGACATCGCCGGCGAAATCGCGTACCAGTTCGCCTACAAGGAGGACGACGCGGGATTCAACGGAACCGGAACCTCGACCTACGGCGGTATCGTCGGTCTCGCGACCGCGCTCTCCGACGCGACGTACCAGATCTCGACTACCGACGTTACGACCAAGGCTGCGGTCACGGTCGCGCACGTCTCCGCAGCGTTCGCCAAGTTGCCTGCCTGGGCAGCGCAGCGACAGAACATCAAGATTTTCACGAACAAGGGAACCTTCCATTCCGTCTTCGAGCGTCTCGCGATGACTGCCGGCGGAGCGACGGCTGCTGAGGTCGCTTCTGGTCTCACGGCTCCGAGGTTCTTCGGCTACCCGGTCGAGTTCTCTCAGGCGATCGCGGTCCCTGCGGACGCGGACGGAAACGTCATCGCGTACATCGGAGACCTCGCGCAGGGTTGCTACTTCGGAGACAAGCGACAGACCTCGATCGCGTTCAGCGATTCGGCTCTGAACGCCTTCGAGCAGGACGAGCGCGTCGTTCGCGGTTCGCAGCGTTTCGACATCGTCTGCGCGAACGTCGGCTCCTCGTCGGCTTCCGGTGCGCTCGTCAAGTTCACCATCTGAACGGAGGAGATACATACCATGCGACAGAACACAAAGACCATCGTCGGAGCGATCAACACGAACACGAGCGGAGTTTCGACGCTCACGGCGGAGTTCGACACTCTCGGCTTCTCGTTCGCGAAGATCATCTGTCTCTCGTCGTCGACGGGAGCGGTAGCCGCAGCCGGAACGAACAAGGTCGAGGAGGGTGACACCACTTCCTCCTACGCGACCTTCGCCGGCGCGATCCAGGGGACGGACTGGACCGCCGTCACGACGACGAACGCGACCTCCCTCGCGAAGTTGATCTTCAACGTCGACCTCCGAGGCCGGAAGCGTTACCTCAAGACGACCTTCACCCATGCGACCGCCGGAGTCGGTGAAGTCATCATCGCGGAACTCTCGAACCCCTACGACGGCATCTCGGATACCGCCGCAGCCGGAGCCGCGAACGCGGTCGGACTCTGAACCGAGCGAGAGAAGAAATCTTTCTATCTCCGGAGCGCGGGACCGCAAGGTCTCGCGCTCTTTTCCTTGGGTATGATGCTCTCAGGAGGTCGCACAAAATGACAGAGAGACAGAAGGAAACCGCTCGCTTCCTCGAGATCGAGGACGCTTTCGCGCATCGGGAGCCGAACACGCTCGACGAGATCGACGCTACGGACACTCTCGATCGGATCCCGTATCCGCAGACGGTCGAGACCCTTCGGAAGTGGAACGGCTACCTCCGCGACGGAGGGACTCTCCGTCTCTCCGTATCTGACTTCGACGCGGTCGTCGATGTCTACACGAAAGGAGGCGGAGATCCGGAGCCGATGCTCTGCGGTCCTCGAGGGATGAACAAGGCGGTCTTCAACCGGCGGAAGATCGCGGAAGTCCTGAACATGACCGGATTCGAGGTCGTCGGCGGAGCCGAAGGGTCTTTGAACTGGACCGAGACGCTCGGACGTATCGCGATCACGGTCAAGAAGAGAACGCGACCGAATCCGACGCTTCCTCTCAACGTTCACGCGATCATGTCTCTTCCGCGCATCGCCTGGACCGACACTTTCGCGCACGTCCTCGACACGGTCTCTCATCTCGGAATGCCGTTCACGAAGTCGACCGGAGTCTTCTGGGGTCAATGTCTCCAGAGGCTCATGGAAGGAGTCATCCGAGAGGGGAAGGCGAAGTACATCCTCACGATCGACTACGATTCGATCTTCGACGCTCGAGACGTTCTGCGGCTCTGGCAAGTCATGGAGGAGAATCCGGACATCGCGGCTCTCTGTCCGCTCCAGATCGGACGCGACCGCGACTCATGTCTAGTCCAGTTTGTGAACAAGGACGGGACGCTCCGCCGGCAACTCCACTCGGACGAACTCTTCGCGGAGGCGATGGACATCAAGAACGGACACTTCGGAGCGACTCTGATCCGATGCGACGCGATCGCGAAGATCCCGAAGCCTTGGTTTCTGGGACAGCCGAACGCGGAGGGTCGATGGGAGGAGAACCGCGTCGATGACGACATCTACTTCTGGCACAAGGTCCGCGAGCATGGCGGACGAGTCGCGGTCTGTCCGAAGGTCCGGATCGGCCATCTTCAATGCATCATCTCCTGGCCGGCGGACGACCTCTCGGTCCGTCATCAATACCTCTCGAAGTATCACGACGACGGGAGGCCGGACGAATGCTCGACCTACTGATCGTCCTCCGTCCGTTCTCGATCTACGATCCGAAGACGGGTCGAAGGGATCTCCGTCCGGGGACCAGGATCAATCTCGAGACGAGCATCGCGGAGCCTTGGGTGAAGTCCGGACATCTCGAGCGGGTCGTCGCTGCGGCTCCTCTCTTCGCGTCCTCTACGGATCCGCCGAAGCGACCGATGAAGAGAGCGAAGGAGTCCTGACCTTTGGCCGTCGATCCTCTTTCCCTCGTCTCCCTGGCGAACCTGAAGACCTACCTCGGGATCTCCGTCTCTACCGACGACACGATCCTCGAGCAAGCGATCGACCGAGCGTCGAAGATCGTCGAGGGATACTGCGCGAGGAAGTTCGTCGAGGCGACGTACCGAGAAACCTACGACTCGTTCGGAGCGCATCGGCTGACGCTGAAGCAGCGACCGATCTCGAAGGTACTCTTCGTCGGAGCCGCGACGCAGAGCGTCCTCTCGGTTCAACTGACGGACACGACCGCGATCTTTGCGAGTGTCGGAGTCGACGACGAGCATCTTCACCTGACGAAGGTCGCGTCGACTGGATCTGAAACGACGACGAGCATCTCGCTCGCCAGTCACGACACGACGACGGAACTCGCGACGCAGATCTCCTCGACCTCCGGCTTCTCCGCTCAGGCTCTCGTCGCTATTCCGGCGACGCATCTCCAGAGGATCGCCGGCGCGGAACTGATGAACCGGACGGTCCTTGTCGAAGGCTTCGTCGAGGGTATCTACGACTACCTCGCGAACCTCGACGCGGGAATCCTTTACGGATCCTGGCTCTCTCAGTATCAGAGCGTCCTCGTCCGGTATACCGCCGGCTACGCGACGGTCCCCTACGACGTGCAGGAAGCAACGATGATGATCGCGAGCCGGATCTACAACGGGAGGAAGCGCGATCCAGGTCTCTCGAGCGAATCGCTCGGAGGGTACTCGTACTCGGCTCGCGGCTCGATCGACATCGACGCGGAAGCGAAGGAGATCCTCCGTCCCTACCGAGGTCTCCGATGAGCATCTCGAGCCTTGTCGATCGCTTCGGTAGGCTCTTCTATGTGATACAGCCGACGTACACGAAGCAGACGGACGGAACGATCAAGAGGGACTATCAGAAGCCGTCGCGGACGAGTGCGTTCGGATGGTTTCAGCCGAGCGGACAGAGTGGAGACGTGTTCGAGGGACGGCAGAACTCGAGGACGACCGGAACGATCTACTTCAAGGGAGCGGTTTCTGTCGCAGTCGATGACGAGATCACGACGACGGAGACGGACGGAGTACAGACCTTCTTCTGGAGGGTCGTCGGCGCGACCTATCCCGGCGATCTCATAAACTCTCCGCTCGTCGCTCCTCATCTCTCGATGACGGTCGTCGAGGTCGTCGAGGTCGATCCGAAGGGAATCCTGGACGCGGGATGAACGATCCGAAGGTCGACATCGACTTCGCGAAAATCGCTCGCGCTCGCGACCTCGCGATCGTCGAGGGTCTCAACGCTTCGCAACTTCTCCTCTCGTCACTCGTCCGCGCTCAACTCTCGAAGCCGGGAACCGGTCGCGTCTATCGCGTGAACAAAGGGAAGCCGAAGGGACGAAACCTCCGAGAGAAGAGACGGAGGATCGGGAAACTCGTCGGAGGCTTCCACCGAGCGTCCGCTCCAGGCTTCCCGCCGGCGGTGAATACGAACCGGCTCCGGTCCTCCTGGAGCGTCTCGGGAGCGAACCAGAGGAACCCGGACGGCGGCTACACGCTTCTCTTCCGCGAGACCTCCGCGTTCGTCCTCGAGTACGGATCGACCCTGAAGTACGCTCCCTTCCTCGAGTACGGGAACCGTCGATTCCGGGTGAAGTTCGAGCCGCGTCCATATCTGCGACCAGTTCTTCCGATCGCGACCGCGAGGATCGGAGCGATCTTCGAGAAGGCTCTCGCGCGGCAGTTCGGAGGCTCACGATGAGCAAGGCTCTACTCGACGCGGTCCAGACGAAACTCGCAGCGTCGACGATCGGATCGACGCTCGGGAACCGATTCGCGCTCTCGATCGCGGAGACGGACGCGATTCTCCCGCTCATGGTCTACGACGTGGAGAGTTACACGACGACTCCGATCTTCGGGACGGCGGTCCGGTACGAGGTCGTCTTCTTCTTCACGTTTCACGCGAAGGGGTCATACGGGACCGCGATACATACGCTCTCGACGCAACTCGAGACGGCTCTCACGGCGGCTCCGATCGCCGCGACTGGATTCGATCGTCTTACGTTCACGAAACTCTCGAACGGTGTTCCCTCATTCTCCGATGACGCTTGGTCGATGACAGATCGGTACAGAGCGGTCGGATACAAGATCTCCTAGGAGTCTAAAAATGGCAGTCGATACATACGTCGTCGGAAACGACGGCAACGTCACGATCGGAAGCGAAACCGTGATGAAGGTCCGCTCGTTCGCCGCGAATCTCTCGCGCACGAAGTCGGACGTGACAGCGTTCGGAGATTCGGGGAAGCGTGTTCGATACGGTTTCCTGAACGTCGCCGGCTCCCTGAACGGGATCATGCTCGTCGACGCGACGAACACGGGAGTAACTACGCAGAGTTCGATCTTCTGGGCAAAGACCTCGACCGTCTCGCTCACGCTCTCTCTCTACGGAACGAATACGAAGATCGTCTCCGGTGTCGGCATGGACTCCTTCGCGTTCAACTCCGACAAGTCCGGCGACGCTACCGTCACCGCGAACTTCGAGACCGGCGACGGGACCGCCGTCGCGGTTACCTGGATGCAATGATGCTCGGGAAGGCCGGGACTCTCATCTCTCCGAATGGGGACGACTGGATCGTCACGATCGCAGAGCGGAGCGGTATCGTCTGGACTCGACGCATAACGCCTGGAGCGATGACGGAGACCGAGGCTCTCCGGGTCGCTCTCCTCGCGCAGGGTACGAAGCCGGACAGCGTCGCGGACGCTACGATCCGTCGAGCGGGATCCGTCGACAGCATCGTCTCGGACGTGAACGCGGACGATCCCTTCGTTCGACTGGTAGAAAGGCTTCGCATCCGATGAACCTTGCAGCGTCCTTCGAGTTTCACGCGGGAGGAACCGCGTACCGTTTCCGTCCTCTCACGGTCCGCGAGCGGATCGGTCTCTCGAACGCGATCGTCGAGCGCGAGCGTCGGAAGGCGATCGCGCTCGCGAAGGAACTCGACCTCTCCGGATCCGAGCGCGTCGAGTTCGCGGCTCGCGCGGTCTCCGAGGCGGAGAAGGTCTCGAGCGTCGTCCTTTCGTGCTTCACCCTCGAGGGAAGTCTCGCGGTCCTTCGGCTCGCGATCGTCGGAGAACTCTCCGATGTCGATCGCATCGCGGAAGCCGTCGAGCCTGGGGAACTCTCGGTCGTCGCGGCTCGATGTCTGAACGTCGAGATCCAGAACCCTGCGAAGCAGACGAAAGCCGAAGAGGGAAACTGAATCCGGTCGCGAGACCGGAGCCGGCTCGCGACTGGATCTCCGAGGCTCATCTCATCGCGCGGACCGCTCCAGGTCTCGGGAATCCGCTCGACCTCACGGTCGCGGAGTTCGAGCGACATCTCTCCCTCGCGATGCACGGCGGAGAACTGTCCGATGAACCTTGGACGAGACGATACGTCGAGGGTCGCGCATGAACGCAGGAAAAATCGAGATCTCGGTCTCCGCGAACTACGCGGACCTCGAGAGACAACTCCGCGAGGTGACGGACAAGTCGACCGCAGCCGGACGGACCGCCGGTCGCGGTCTCGCGCAGGAGTTCGACCGAGCCGCGAGTAGTTTCTCGAGCGGCATCGGTGCGAAGATCGCCGGCGGAATCGCTTTCGACAAGGTCGCTCGAGGTCTCGCGAACGCTCTCAAGGCGGGAGCGGAGGGAGCCGAGTGGGAGGAAGTCCTCCTCTCCGGCCTGAGATCGCTTCCGATCGTCGGAACGCTCTCCGATCTGATCTCAGCCGGCATCGACGCGGGTCTCGGATTCTCCGAGCAAAGGAGGATCCAGGCGGAGCAACTGGAGACGGCGGAGAAGGTCCGCAAGGCTGCGGAGGAGCGCGGGAAGACAGAGCGCACGATCCGCGACGACATAGAGAAGCAGCGGACGCGCGAGGAGGAGATCGTCCGGAAGATCGCGCTTGCGAGTGTCGAGGCCGAGCAGGACGCGAGGCTCTCGGCTCGACTTCGAGCGGAGGAGGAGATCGCTCGTCTCGCTCGACAGAAGGAGACCGAACTCGACGCGGCTCGGAGCGCGGATCAGGAGAAGGCGATCGAGCGTCGATACGCGAAGGAGCGCGAACTCGTCGACGCGAATCTCCAGAAGGAATACCGGGAGATCGAGACGAAGGAGAAGGAAGCCGCTCAAAGGGAGGCGGAGCGGTCCGCAGCGATCAGGGAGAAGCAACTCGAGGAGGCTCGGACTCAGATCGAGAAACTCGAGGAACGACGGCAGACGGTCGCGAGCGAGACGGGGACCGCGCAGACGCGGCTCGGCACGTTTCGATTCGCAGCCTATACGGATCGAGAGAAGAAAGAGGTCGACGCTGCGATCCTGGCTGAGATCCGGCAGATCCGAGCGAAGACCGGAACGATCGCGCAGGGAGGCTTCGCATGAGCGTAACCGTCGAAGAGTCGATGGAGTCTCGGGAGATCTCGACGAGTGGCGGGAAGGTCTCGGGGACGCGGACGTTCCATGTCTGGGACGATGCCGATCCGATCACGGAACCGGATCAGATCTATCTCGGGGTCGGCGGTCTGCCGTCTGTCGGGGAACTCTTTCCGGGATCGAAGACGCTCTACGCGACCTCGTACACGATGACGCATCTCGCGGACTCGTCTCGTACCTGGCGGGTCGTCTTCAACTACGAGAGCGCGGATCCTACCGGGATCTCGGCTCCCTCCGAGCCTGGATACCTTCAGATCTCCTTCGAGTACCAGTCGATCCCGAAGGAACTCTACCGGACGGATCCGGGACTACTCCTGCAAGCCGGAAACCCGAACGACAACGACATAGCCGGAAAGCCGATCGACTCCGGAGGAGTACCGACGACGGTCTTCGTTCGTCAGCATCTCCTCATCATCGAAGAGACGGTCTCGGCGATCTCCCTTTCTGAGAGATCTCTGAACATCCGGCAGTCTGTCGCAACTCGGAACAGCGCGACCTTCTTCGGAGCATCGAGCGGAACGCTCCTATACGAGGGATGCGCCGGTCGTCGGATCGGAGTCGGCTTGTACTCGCTCACGCATCGGTTCGCGTTCGATCCCTCCTACCATATGATCCAAGTCCCGCGACGAAACGGAAGCGGAAAGATCGACCTTGAGGTCACCTCGTCGCGAGGCTCCTACGCGGGTTGGGTTCGCTTCATCCAACCGTTCCCCGGTCTCTCGAACTTCGGTCTCCTCTCGGAGAACTTCTAACATGGCAGATGAAATAACCGTGAACCTCTCTCTCTCCGCGAAGAAGGGATACCTGAACTTCAAGGAGCAGACTGGAAACTTCCTCGTCACGATGAACGGGACGACGGGAGCCGGCGGCATCCAGACGATCGGGACGACTGGAGAACTCCTCGGAGTGACCGATGTCGCGAGCGCCGGCTATGCGTTCTTCCGGAACACGTCGACGACGATCAATGTCGACATCGGAACCGGGACGACGACGTTCGTCGCTTTCCTGAAACTGAAGCCGGGAGAGACGGCGGTCTGCCGGCTCGGTACGAACGCTCCGAGCGCGAAAGCCGCCTCGAGTACTGTCGACCTTCAGTACATGATCTTCGCGGACTGACTCGATGACGTTTCCGCAGTTCATCTCCGGCTCCGATGGACGGCTCACGTTCTCGACTCTGAACGAGACCTTCGATCGGATCGAGCGGCTCGAGCGTCGCGAGTCCATCTATCGGAATCGACAGACGGAGAGGACGGAGATCTTCCCGGCGAAGATCCTCAGCGTCTCCGGAAGCCTGGGATCGTTCGTCGAGGTCGCTCCGAGCGCGACGCAGCCGAACTCCTGGACGGAAGTTCCGCAGGGGATCCGGTCGACGGACGGAGCGAACGTGTTCGCGTTTCCGATCGTCGGGAGCGGACTCTCGGCGGACTCTGTCGTCTTCCTCACGCCGGCGAACGCTCCGGACGGCACGGAGATCTACCTGGTCGTTCAGGGACAGTCCGCAACGTCGAACACGTTCGCGGCGATCGTCACGGCTGCGGCTGCGCTCTCCGGATCTGGAGCGACTCGCAAGGCTTGGAAGTACACGATCCGACGCTTCACGACGACGGAGACATCGACGAACGTCACCTATGCGGAGACCGGGTCGAATCTATTCGCGTACAACGGCTGCGAGAACAATACGGACTCGTCGACGGTCTTCGGTGTCGGTCTGAAGCCGGACGTTACCCCTACCGCTCCGACGCTCGTCCGGCAACCGATCAAGATCGGAACGGTCGTCCTTTGCGTGACAGAACCGAGCGGACTCAACTTCTTCTCGATCCCGAACGGCTACGAGGTGACTTGTCCATGAGCGCGATCCCGTCGACCGTCAACTCCTACCAGAGACAGAGCGCGACCTCGAGGAAACTCGCGAGCCGGCTCGCGCTCGTCGGGAATACGGTCGTCTTCGAGTGTCCCGCGTCTCGCTCGATCGTCGTCTCGTCGCTCGTCGTTGCGAACACGTCGACCTCGCGGATCTCGTTCCGGCTCTTCCATCTCCTACCTACGGAGAGCGCGGCTACCTCGAACGCTCTTCTCTACGATGTCGTCCTCGAGGCGAACTCCTCGCTCTTCCTCGACTCGCGGCTGAACCTGAACGCGGGAGATAAGGTCGTCGCTTACGCATCGACGACGAACGTCGTCGCGGTCACGCTCTACGGAGAGGAGAGGTGACGGTCGAAGTTCTTCCGTGTTGCTGCGCGGTCTCCCCGTGTCCGTGCTTCCAGTTCACCGGCGGATATCGCGTGACCTGGTCCGGGATCGTCTCGCATTCGCCGGTAGGCTGCGCTTGCTTGCTCGCGACTAATGTACCTCCGGACTATTCTGGACCGGCTTTTGAGGTCTACACTCTCCGGAACACGTTCACCTCCGGAGTCCCCGCGAAGGACTTCTCCTGGCGACAGCCGACGACGGGGAACCCGGCTCCGTGCCAACTCGATCCGGTCGGACCGTTCGTAGTCGTCTACGGATCCGGCATCTCTGCGGACTACTTCATGGTCGGGCTTGGTGGATATTGCGACGGACCCTATCCGCTCGATCTTTCGTTCCTCGCTCTCTCGTTCTCCGCGAATATCGCTTTGATTCCGTATCGACCGAGCATCTCGCAGAAGTGGAGAGTCGTCGTGACGGCGCAGCCGTTCCAGTTGATCTACGAGAGCGATTCGACGAACTGCGACCCGACAGGGTTTCAACTCATCTCGTCTCAGATCTTCCAGGATGCCGGAGTCCTTCCCCCGTATTCCGTTTCATGCAATGGCTCTGCGACTCAAGCGATCGTCGCATCGACGCTCATCGCGGAAGGCTCGGTCTCGGTCGTTCGGATATGAAGTGTCGCTTCCTCATCTCCGCTCGATGCTACTGCGGGATCTCGAGGAACTTCGAGACGAATCCTGAAGAGGCGACGTGTCGATCGTGTCCGAACTATGAAGGCGAACCTCGAGGAGCCGGAGACATCGTTCACGAAGTCGCGACGGCTCTCAGGATCACGGAAGCCGCGAAGAAGGTCTTCGGAGGCTGCGGAGGATGCGAGCGTCGTCGCGCTCTCCTGAACGCGGCTCTCCCTCTTCCCGATAGAAGCGAAAAGGAGTCCTCCTAAATGGCTCTCGTATACGACGGAACGGACGGTCTCTTCACGCGGCTCGGGAAACTCATCGCCATGATGGACGCGATCCGCGCTCATCAGACGAACCTGAAGACGCTCTTCGCGACCGTTCAGGGAACCTACTCCTCGACCGATCGCTACATGATCGACCAACTCTCCGGGAACCTCGAAGCGAGGATCGAGGAGGCCGGTCTCATCTTGCAGGATGTCCGAGCGGCTGCGGAGAAGACGCTGATCGAGATGACGTTCGCGGAGGCTCGTTCATCGACGACGAACGCGATGCGGGAGAAGACGGTCCAGGACGCGCTCGTCTGGCTCATCCGGCAGATGGACGCGGATACGGAGACGATCGACGGGAACACGATCACGAAGTCCTCTCTCTCTGTCGGAGCGTCGAACAATGGGAACGGGACTTTCCTCTACTTCTTCGACGCTCCGAACATCCTCCTCGGCTCGACGGCTGACTGGCCGAACATCCGAACGGAACTCATGGAGGCTCGATGCGTCCAGGACGCGCAGGACGGGTCGATCGCTCGAGGAACCGAGATCTTCGAGATCCGGGGACAGCCTTCGTACAATCCTCTCGACTACCGCTTTCCCGCCGGCTCCGGTACTTTCATGCGACTCTCGTCCGTCACCGCGTCGACGGATGCGGGAGCGCGAGGCGGCAACATCGCGACGAACTCGGACTTCGAGGACCAGACCTCGAACGTCCCGGACAACTGGACGGTATCGAGCGGGACCGCCGGTACGGAGTTCCTGACAGAGACGACGGCTGCGAACGTGTACCGGGGATCGAAGTCGATCAAAATGGCCGCGACTGGATCGACGTTCAAGATCCGACAGCAACTCGGATCGGGGACTGGATCGCTCGGTCGGCTCACTCCGGATCGACCGTACATGATCGGCTTCGCGATGAAGAAGGACACGAGCGCGACCGGAACGGTCTCGGTTTCCGTCCAGGACGCATCCGGCAACATCATCGACTCCGGAAACTTCAAGAAGACTCAGACGCTCGCGGGAGCGACGACCTCCTTCGTCCTCTACACCGCGACCCTTCGGTCTCCGAGGATCATCCCGAACGAGACCTATCTCGTCGTCGAGACGACGGTCGCGGTCGCGACGGATGCCGCCTATATCGACGAGGTCGTTCTCGCGGAGATGATGCCGGTCGCTCCAGGCGGACAGGCGATCGGGATCATCTCCGGCTCGTCGGACTGGTACGTCGACGATAACGCTCGGTATGCGTTCACGAACGACGGAGACGCTTACACGACCGCGAAGTTCACTCGAGCGTTCGACCGGCTCTTCGATATGTACCGTCGCGGTCTATCTCTGCCGGCGAACTACCTCGGCACGGAGACCATCCTGGATTCCCTCATCTAAGAGGATCCGGAGGAGGATGCTCCGCGTCTGAGCGATCGAGATCCGGATCTCTTCGTCCCTCGCGAGCGACTCCGAGACCGAGAGAAGATCGAGCGCGAACCAGGTCCGCTCCTCGAGGTGACGGATCCTCGAAGCATCTCGGACGATGAGTCCGGGAGCCGGCTTGACGCGGGAGAGAAGGACGAGAGACCTCTGGAGTTCCGCACGAACTCGGAAACTTAGGAGGTATCCGGCTTTTTTCCGTTTTCTTTTCAGATCTCGCAGCGTCCTTTCCGATAGGATAGGGGAGCGGCATGGAGCCGCAAGCGATCTCGGAGATCGCCGGAGACAACTATGACAACTTTCGCTCTCGTCGGGACGATCGCGTTCTTCGCGCTCGCTACGTTCGCGCCTCTCTTCTGCGAAGGAGGCGACGAGTGAACGACATCGTCCAAGCCGGAACCCGCGCTCTCGAAGCGTACATCTCAGCCGGCGACATCGGTCGTCTCGGACCGGATCAGAGGGTCGCGCTCTACCGCGCGGTCTGCGACTCGCTCGGCCTGAACCCGCTCACTCAGCCGTTTCAGTACCTGACGCTCTCAGGGAAAACGGTCCTCTACGCGACCAAGTCCGCGACCGAGCAACTCCGACAGATTCACGGAGTCTCCGTCGTCTCGATGGGGAAGGAGGTCGTCGGTGACATCCTCACGGTTACGGTCTCAGTCCGAGACAAGACCGGACGCGAGGACATCTCGACCGGCTCGGTCTCGCTCGCGAACCTCAAAGGCGAATCGCTCGCGAATGCCTGGATGAAGTGCGAGACGAAGGCGAAGCGACGCGCGACGCTCTCGATCTGCGGTCTCGCGATCCTCGACGAGACGGAGGTCGACTCGATCGCGGGAGCGGTCCCGGTCGACCTCTCGGTCGTCCATGCGTCGCCGGCTCTGCCGGCTGCGGAGACGGCGGAGAAGTCGGGTCGGAAGAAGAGGATCGAGTCGACCGTCGTCGAGCCGGCTCCAGAGGTCGCGGCTACCGCCGTCGAGGAGACCTCGAGCGAGGTCGAGATCTTCCCGAACGCGAAGATGTCGGTCGTCGTGAACGGGAGCGGAAAGTCGATCTGGCGGGTCGACCAGGAGCCTCTCCCGCCGATCGCGGTCCTCGACCCGGTCCTCGCGTCCTCCCTCGAGGCGAACCAGGCTTTTGGCATCATCTCGCGATGCCGGCTCGAGCGTCGCTCCGGGAAGTCGGTCCTGGTCTCGATCTCGGAGGAGGTATCCCGTGTCTGAGCGATTCCAGGAACCGGGAGTCGTCTCGGTCCGATCTCAGATCGGGATCGTCGCGGAGGATCCTCGGATCTTCCGTCCGTACACGGTCGACGAGGCTCTCCGATGCGCGGCGATCCTGCGGAGGGATCTCGAGATACCGGGGACCGTTCGCCGGCTCCTCTCGGTCGGTCTCCCGTTCGATCTTCTGCCGGGACATCTGTCGCCGTCCGAGGAGGCTCTCGGTCGGAGACTGAGGATCCGAGCGTCGCTCGTCGAGGACCGTCGCGTCCTCTGGGAGTGCGTCGAGCCGGGGATCCGATTCGATCTCGCGCGTCGCGCGTCGGCTATGATCCTCGTCTGGAGAGGATCCGCGATCTACGGAGTCTGAGCCGCCTCTCTCAGGCTTCGAGATTCGATCCGCCGGCGGGAACCTTTCCCCCGGCGGATCGTCTTTTTCGGGAATGTCGGAAACTTGTCCGGTTTCCCCCATTGACAGACGCGAAACCCCTCCCCTACAACCCCTCCCCGGAGAGAGAGAGCGAGACGGGATCGGACTTTGGTCCGGTCCCGTTTCCCTTTCGACTTCTCTCTTTCTCTCTCCGAGCCGATGAGAGAGACATGAGATCTCTCCAGAACACCAAAGCCGTACTGATGAGCGAGACGAGCGGGACCGCTCTCACGGGATCAGTCGATACGCAGGGTTTCCGATTCGCTCGCGTCATCTTCTCGAGCGCGTCGACTGGTGCGCTCACGACGAATACGAAGATCGAGCAGTCAGACAACAACTCGACCTGGGAAGCGATCCCCGGACTCGTCCAGGGAACGGACTACACGCTCTCGACCGCGACGAACGTCTCGACGAAGCCGAAGATCGTCTTCGCGGTCTCGATGCTCGGGAAGAAGCGATACCTGAAGGCGACGATCGAACACGCGACCTCCGGTCGATGCCAACTGAACGCGATCCTCTCGGATCCGGCGGACGCGGTCGGATCCG